GTGACCGGGGTAAGCTGAGTCCACGAATTTCGCGCCAGCAGTGACGAAATTCTTGTAGGCGCTCTCATTGAAGTGTTCGCTGACTGAGACGACGAGGTTGGAATCGGGCTTGTACCAGTCGTACCCGAGCTTGTCATTGTGGCGCGTCATCTCATCAACGTAGGCCTTCGTTCTGGCTATGTCCTGGCCTCTCAGGTTCTCGAAGAACTCTTTCGAGATTGCAAGGAGGATTCCTCTCTTGGCTAGTTCGCCCAGCTTCGTCTTGAGGAGTTTGTACTCGTCATCACTTGCAAATACGAGCAGCGGAACTGCGTGTGAGGCGTTCAGCTCTGAGACCGTGCCATCCTTGTCCCTCGATTTCTCTACTTGGACCTCGATGATAATGTCAGTGGTGCTCACGATATCCTTAATGGTGCTGACGTTAGTGGCCTAAACCACTGCGTCGAAAACTTGTTGGAAGTTCATTGCCTTGCGGCGGGTGTCGAAAATATATCGGCCCTCGAGGAGGAGTCTTTCGTATTCTTCCTCGTCGCTGTTTCTCTCCTCGCCCGCAGGGCTTTGAGGGCCTCTTATCAACTCGTTCGCCTGAAGGGTATCGTGGTACCTCGTGAGCTTTGGGTTGGGCAGGCGCTTGCCGTCAGTGACGATTTCATCTTCTAGCTCTTCAGGTATCATGTACGTGGGTTCTCCTTTCTCGAGAGCGTCGATGATCGTGTCGACAAGGATGCCATACTTGGCCTCGAAGAATGCTCCCATGTTCAAGGAGTTGATGGCACTGTACCTGGCGTAGCGCCTTTTGACAAGTCCGTCTTCGCAGAACAACCCTCTCGTCTGTAGCCACTTGGCATCGAGGTGGGGCGATGCCTCTAGAGTATCTGGGTTGATGTAGACTCGTGGTGGTTTGCCGCCTTCAGCTGTCTTGTTTTGTACTGCTCGCAGTAGCTTGAAGAGCGATGGAGGTCTCCCGTACTGGTCGATCATGCATGCGATGGAGCATTGTATGCCCATTTGAGCCTTCTGGGAGTGGAACTCGTAGTTGCACTTAGGGTCTACGAAGAGTCTTGCCAGCTGCTGGATCGGGACTTTGGACGGGACCGTTTCATCTGCAAGTGTGACCATATCAATCTTCAGGAAAGATGAGGCGCCATCCTTGAATACCTCGCATGTAGTCTTGATGCCCACGGCGTCGAGGGTGTCCACGAAAGCTTGGAAGTCCAGATTCTTGGCCGTGAAGAGTGAGTCGTCACCTTCCACCATGAGGTCGCGGGAAGCTCGGCATGCAATCCATTCCTTCATTGGCATCTTTGACTGCTTCCACAGGGTGTACTCTATGAGGACTTGGTTGATGATGGTGTTCCCTAGAGCAGTGTCGCTGTCGCCTGAATTGCGCTGAACTTGGCTGATTATCCTCGTGTTGTAATCAACCACTGCCTCGATTGGGCTGCGGAGGCAGGCGTCGTAGAACTTGGCGAAGGAGGGTGAAAAGGCACGCTCGACGAACGCCATCTCCACGGCTAGCATCCCGTGCGATTGACTCTTGTCGAACATTGAGTAGTCGCAGCCGAAGACGACAGGTTTGTCCGCAAATTTCTCCGCGAGTAGCTGGACCACTTCATGGGGTTGGAGGCCCTTTACCCAAGATTCTTGTTCTCCAAGAACGTCTTTCACCATGTCCACACCCCTCGCTTGGAGGTCCCTGACAGTCGTAACCCTGGCGGCAATGATTCTGCC